TCTGGGCGACTCTAGTCGCCGCCCACATCTGGTGCATCTTGTATCCCCGGCTCTGGCGGGATCACCCCAGCCTGAACACGTTCGACAAATTGAAAATCCGCCTCACGCCTGTCTATGAATCCACGTAGCTGCCTCAAGTGTTGACCTACCATCACACGGACTGTGGCGGGCGACGTGAGCCCACCTGTGGCACCATACTCACAGATCATATCAGCCTGTTCTCTCCTTGGTAAGCTCACCATCTGAGAAGTTATTGAAAAATTAAAGTCGACTGTCCCACGATAGAACTGAGCGTGTATAGGCGGTAAAGATATGAACCTATTTTGACGCGGTTCAAGCCCAGTTACCGTAATAGTCTCACCCAGATATTCATCCTTTACCATGAGCGGCCATGTCCAAGATGATTCATTTGGTGCGTACGGGCGCTTACCATTAACTAGTTGCATTGATGTACTTATGTTAATGTCATACCCGCACAGTCTACTAGCCCAAGCCCAGTGCCACAGCTGATATGGTGTGGCCTTCCAGCCCAACCTGTTCCGTTCTAGTTTGCTAGCATCTATAGACCCTCTGAGCGTGAACGGTGTCACATCTTTGAATGGGTTTAAAGGCAACAACAGTGTAGGCACCCCTGCGAAAGGTGTCCTCTCTACCATGATGTACTGCACGTCATGTTCTTGTACTATACCGTAATTCTCCACGGCCCTCTGATCCTGTGCAATGACCTTAACTCGTCTACCTGCTACTGGCCTGTCTAGCCGGTTGGTGTGAGTAAATGCTATTCCAGACATACCACTTAAAGGTACCGGGTGCCTTAGTGCTTCCGATGCAGCTGCAGGTAGATACATTTGTGGGCTGATGAACATCGATTCAGTAGCGAATAAATCTGTGGGATTCTCTTCAACGTTATAGCGCAGCGACCGTACAGCAAGACCTGTCTGATAAGCCTGAGCATATATGTTCGCCAAGAGTAAGATCCGCTCTTGTTTAGCATTGAGCATACGCCACTCAGCTAATGCCCGGTGTGAGACAAACGCCTTCTCCCCTTCGTTGAAGAAAGGGTATCGACCCCGCACAGCCTCGAATCGCGGCAAGACCACTTGCAACTCTTCCTCGAGCCATACGTGCCCTTCTGCAGTAGCTGGTACCATCTGCGCCATCATCGATATTATCACGTTCAATGCGACGGAGAAACTACCGTACAATCCATTATGTGCTACGTATGATAGCAGCGTGCGCCATGCCTCCCCAGACGTGAGTGTTTGAGGCATGGGCTCGACATTTGGCCCCTCACCTATAAATTCAACCAGTCCCCCTACCTGTTGGGCCCTGCGGTAAGCTACACCGTCAACCAACTTGGGTAGATCGAAGTCAAGCCTGTACCTAGTAGTCCTGTTCCACTTACCTAACATAAGCAAAACAAATCTAGCCTCTTTCTCGGTGAGACAAGACACGTCTATCATCTGCCCGCCCGTAGCTGGTATATAGTCGTTGGCATGATGGAAATGCGGGATGTTGTCTTCCGCGTTACCGCAAGGCCACCTAAGGGTGGCTACCTCTTGCGGATAGTCATGGGGAAAATACTCATTTCTATTTACACGTACATGACCGTCATCGTAACTAGGCAAGTTGCCGTTCAGCCCCGTACCGACGTTACCCTCTTCCAGCCTTTTGAGAAGTGAGTATCGTAACATGTTCACTAGTAAACTGACTTGATTATCATGCCAGTTCCAGCGCTCCATCTGAGCTATATGTGCGCTCAATACGTTGTTTTGGAGCCCACCATGCGATTTAAGGAACGAGGCGATTGCATCCATGTTGATGGTTGCCTCTGGAGTTAGGAAATTTTTGTTTATTCCATCTAGATCAGATGGCCCTCCGGTCAGCCTACCTGACGTTAGGCCGAGCCAGGTCATAGTCTGAGCCATAGACATGGCCCTGGACGACGGGAATCCATCGACTTTAACTTGCATGTCGCCACGTATCAACGTGTTATAGCAACCGTCTTTATTTTTGAGCTCCATTCCTGGAGCAGTGAGAGTTGGAAAGATCTTGGTTAGTAGAGAGTCCATCTTGGTTGGTGTGTGGTGGGTTTGGGTGAGTAATCTCGATTAAATATTTGGGATTTATG